ACACGAAATGTATAGTGTAATGCTAGAGCGTAATGTCGATCATAAGAAAGAGAAAATTAAGAGCCTCGCCCAAGAAGAAGAACTCATTAGAGAGAAAATAGAGTATATTGAAAAGAAAGAGTCAGAAGGCTATCATGATATAAGCATGGAAGAGCTAGAAGATTTCTTTAATAAAAGAGGGAAGTAATGTCTGCCATAAATGATCTTTTGTTACTACTTAAAGAAAGCAAGAGCCCTAATATCAAAAAGATATCAAATTTGATTCTTAAGATATCAAAAGACGACTCCGAATTGAAAATTGCCGCCGAACACTCTGAACAGAAAATTATGGTCGATATTCATGAGCTGGAGTCTATCCTTAACCCTGATAATTTTGAATTTCCGGAACCAGATATAGGAAGAATTAGCATAGATTTGTAAGAATTCATCACTATCTAAATCTATGGTAATATTTGATATAGAGTTATGAAATTTCTATTGCTATTATTACTAACTACTCAATCATTTTCTGCGGAGTTCGTCAAGGGAGGAACTATTATAGAAAATGACTCAGTAGTTTTTTCAGTTGATGAAGCTCAAGAGCTGAGAAAAGAAATTCTAGAACTAGAAGATATGATATCCAAAGGTGAACAACTAGTTAGTGAGCTAAGAAAATTAGACAGCAACAATAGAAAGCAAATAGACTCATATTTAGAAATAATAGACTTAAAAGATAGACAAATAACATCATATAGAAGTATTATTGAACTAGATCGAGACCGAGTTGTTAGACTCGAAAAGAGGGAGCGTGGCCATAAGGTAGAGAAGTGGGTCTTCTTGGGTGTCGGAATTGGTATCACGATAGGCTCTCTTCTGATTGCAGATAAGATTGATGATTATGTAGAGACGCCACAAAACCAGCCTAACACTTTTAAAGTTAGATTTTAATTAGAGAGTTAAGATGCCAAAATCAAAATATCCACAGGCTCTAGATACCTCAGTAGAGATACCTCCGGTTAGAGATAATGTTTTAGAGGTAGGCTCTGAGGTTATCAATAGCCTTAGGTCGGCAATCTTTAATATTGAAAAAGTATTAGGCATAAACCCTCAGGGTGCTGCAGGAAACACAGTAGCTCAAAGAATATCCAAGTCACTTGACGGAAATGGGAACATTAAGATTGATGCCTTATCTACGTCAAATATTCTGAGCGGTCCAATACTTGATAATGATGTCTCATCTGTCGCTTCAATTAGGGAGTCTAAGTTAAGGCTTGATTTTCCAACATCATTGCTGCAGAGCGAAATATCATCTTTAAACTCTGAACTTGATGTAATTTTATCACAGTTGGAAAACTTATCCGTAACTCTATCTGCGCATATCAATTCCGGGGCCCTGAATAGGCACCCGGCATCTTCTATATCGGTATCTGCCTACCAGCCTTCAGGCTCGCCCGAGTCTCTTCAGGAGCTTGCCGCCGGCTCTGTTCAGGGCACATTTAATTCTTTTATGGATCAGCATATATCTTATAACGGAAGTGATATATCCGAAGATAATAATTCTCATTCCGCAGGTCAGATATTTTTTGATAACTCTAATTTACCAGAAATTATTATGTCCAATAGCGTTCAGGGTGCGATAGAAGAGATCGCCGGAACATCAAGTGATGGACAGCTTGAACACCAAGACTTGCACCACTCCAATGGTATTCTAAAGCGTGGTGTGGCATTCTCACCCGGCGATAGACTATTTGGTGAAGAGCTGGTTGAGAGCTCGCCGGTATCTTTTGTTAAAAGTCTTAGCACAAATAATGGAATTTCTGAGATAACCTTTACCCAGCCTACGCCAATAATTCTTATTGAGATTCAAAGAGGCGATATTCTGACAATTTCCGATGCTTCGCTTGGATTGGACCAGGTTCAGTTTGAAGTAGAGAGTTTCGTTGAGACCCTTGGAAATCTTGATTCCGTTAAGGTTTTTGGAATTATGAACTTTAACTCTACTTCTCTAAGTAGGGCTAAAATAACCAAAAACCTTAGACAGAAATTTCTAAACTCTTCTTTAGTTTGCTCAGTTCGTGAAGAGGCAACTTTAACTTCCTCTAGAACAATTCAGATTGCAAATCCTGATTCTCCAGCTGTTATTAGCAATGAAGTTAGGCCGATGGAGATAACAACATCTAATAGGTTTATTGTTGTGTCTACAGATGAAGATTCTTCAGAAATAATAGACCTTTATACCACTGGAGTTACGAAGCAAAGTATTGATACTATTGTATCAAGAATAAATGAGCAGTGCGCCGAGCGAGCCCTTAACTTTCTCGCCTACCGAATAGATTCACATTTTTCATCTATAGCTCTAGTTCATAATCTACCAATAAGCTCAGATGATTCACATAGTATTAGGGTTTCTCGCGGCTCCGACGGAGGAATAGATGCCTGCGGATTCTCTGAGTCCGAAGATTTAATATTAAATGGTAGTTTCGGCCAGAATTACTATATAGCCGGCAAAAGAATGAGTGGCTTGTCCAAGATTGTCGACTCGAATCTATTTAGCTTTTCACCTTCTTCTTTTACTGTGGGAAGTAGCTCGGGCATTGATCTGATTTCTGCCGGAGTTAGAATTGGAAGCCTTGTCAATATCTCTAACTCTTCTGATGATGGTACTTACAGAATTACGGCTATAACTTCGAATCAGATTACAATTAACTCCGGACAACTTCCGGTAGGTTTTTCTGACTTTAGTACAGATACAACTAGAATTCAAATTTACAATAACACATGCTCATTTGACTCAATAACCTTTGATAAGGTTTCTGCAACTTTTGGGTCTACACTCGCTGATGTATTTATGAGTCAAGATGGAGATATTTATTTCGGTAAGAAATTAGAATACTCATCTGAAATCTTTTTAAGCACTTCCGTCTTTAGTGTTGTGGACTTCGATGGTGATGTATCTGATAAACAATTTTTGATAAATATAACCGAAACAGCCAGCGGTTCCATCCTAGTCTCTCTTGACTCAGGGGAGTCTGTAGATATTATTGGAATAAATAATTACTTTTGGCTAGAGTCTGGCTCAGAGGATGTTAGGCTTAGAATTTTTATTCCAGATGTGTCACTGGTTTCGGGAAGAATTCTATCGCTCGGCGGAGATATTAACTCCATCGTTTATGGCTTTGAGCCGATAAATGATGACTCAAATCTTCTACTATCTAGGGCTATATTTAACAATTTTAACGGCAGATTCGATGGCTCTTCCGAGTCATCCAGGGTCATATCCAAGGTTCCTAGGGGAACTGTTAGCATAGATAATATATCTCATGGTGTTAAGTCTGAGCTGCTAGAGGAGCCGATTAATAATCTTAGAACAAATGGTGTCGTATCTGGTTTAGAAATTAGTTCCGGTAGCCTTCCAGGCGGACTCTTTTCCTTTAATGTATCTTCCGGCTCATGCTATGTTAACGGAAGATTAATACAGAGAAAATCAGCAAGCTCATTTATAACAGATATTGATTCTTCAAGTTTTGATAAGATATTTATATTTATAAATCAGGATGGCGAGATATCAGCCTTGCCATGTACACCTTCTTGCGGCCTTGCCTCTATAGTATACCAGAACTGTGTTTTGGCAACTATAGAATTTGATAATGTTAACTTGAATACGATTGATTTAAGGCTATTTATATCTAATATAGACCTTAAAATTCTAAACTCAATAAATGTTAGTGCCCAGGACGGTATGGGGCACTTTAAAGAGCTTCCCAAGGCTATCAGTTATGCAAGAAGATTTTCTCAGCTTTTCCCCAGCGCAGGTATTCCATCCGTACATCTAAAATCAGGAATTCATTCTGTAATCGTAGATGTTGGAGGAAGTGTTATACCTATTTCTTCCTGGGTCGCCCTGCCTAAAAATCAAAGAGTCTCTCAGTTAATCAACTCCTCTTATGATGCCGGGATGCTTCTCGACTTCCCTGTGAAAATTTTTGGAGAAGGTACATCCTCTGTATTATCTGTCAGATTTAGAAAGCAGTTTACGGATGGTACGCTTACATTTAGAGGCCAGCTAATATTTCCCGGAAATGGTGCCGTAACATTTGGAAGACCGATAAGTAAAATTTCCGATGGAGCTGTTTCACTTTCAGATTTAGTTTTAGATAACTGCGGAGTCTATCTTCCGGACCTAACAGTTACTGATGCTCTAAGCAATAGTTTAAATTTCGAAGTTAATCTGTCTAATGTATTGTTCAATATGCGTAATTATAGCCTGACTATTTTAGACACTCAAGTTGGGGATAGATGCATCGATCTAGACGAGGTAGATAATATTATATTGAATAAAGGTAACCTTAATGTCTCAGGTTGCAGCTTTAATGTTAGAAGCTCAAACTCACTTCCAATAATCAATATTCCGACACCATCTAGAGTTAAGAATATGAAGTTTATATTTAACAAAATTACCGGCTCTAAGTTCGGCTCCGGATGTTCCTTATTTAGTCAGGATATATTGACCTTTAACTCTGGCGCATCAAATGGCGCAAATATATCTATAATTGGAAACTCATCTGATAATGATTTTAACTCGCTGCAATCACAAAGGCTTGCAATGATTGATGGCGGAAGTGACTGGGGAGACAGAGTAGAGAATAACGTTTATGTTGGCGATAATCTTCAGATTATTAACAATGCTCTAGTATCTAATGATCTAATTGTATCTGGGGATACTACATCAACAAATTATCTTTATGGCTCTCCAAAAATATTTCCAAAACTAATTTATTTTGATCAGGTTAGCTCTGCTGCAATGGGATCTACATCCCCCAATGCTGTTAACTTTGGAAGCAAAGTTTTGGGACCTCTAGAATGGAGAACTCTTAGTTTTACCAACGCTGGAGTAGGCTCTCAATTTGCAAGACTTAGGCTCAATATACCTTTTGACCAAAGATTGGCTTCACTTCAGCTATTTACCAGTAGCAATGGAATTTTATACTCTAGCTATACTGTAGACTTTTATAGTATAACTTCTAGAGGAGTTGGAACCTTCCTTGGAACTCTCGCTGCTCCGATAACTTTTTCACCGCCACTTTTTGGCGCGCTTTTGGGTCAGTCGTCATACGACGTTGGTTCTTTAAATATAATTCCAGATGATAATTTTTATATATATATTCAAATAACAAGAAATACTGTAACAGGGTTTGGTGAAGATCTGCACTACGTCAGATACTCGGTCGAAACCAGCTCTGTAGAGGGTATTGTGGGAGCGTTATAATGCCAAATTCCAAGTATCCTAATCAACTAGATACCTCGAAAGAAATTCCTCCAGTTAGAGATAATATAACTGAAATTGGCTCTGATGTTATTAACAGTCTAAGGTCTGCAATTTTTAAAATAGAAGCTGCGCTGGGAATAAACCCCCAGGGTGCCTCGGGAAACACACTTGCCTCCAGAATTTCAAGAACTTTGGATGAAAATGGTAATATCCTACTTTCTGCCTTAACCTCCGCTAATGTTCTTAGCGGGCCGATTATAGACGCTGATGTCTCTAAAGTTGCTTCAATAAAAGAATCAAAGCTAAATCTAGATTATCCAACTAAGCTGCTTCAAAGTGAGATATCTATTGTAGATTCTGAAATTAATTTAATCAAAGAAGAATTAGATGCTTTATCAGTATTACTTTCAATTCACCTTGAGCCTACAGCTTTAAATAGGCACTCCGCAATAGCAATCACTGTTGATAGCTCTGACACGTCAATATCCAACCTGGCCTCAACAGACTTAGAATCAGGAACTCTTCAACAGGCGATGGAGAGGCTCTATGATGGGCACATTGGTTATAGCGGAAATAATATTTCTGACATAAACAACTCTCATAATGCAAGTCAAATTTACTTCGATAACAGTACTGTATCTGGAACCATATCATCATCTAGTGTTCAGTCAGCTATAGAAGACCTCGTAAATATCGAGTCAGTCGGCTTTAAAGATACCATTCTAAATATAACATCTAATGGTAGAGTCAGAACCGGCTCTATTTCTGACGATTTTGAGAGTAATGACAAGGGAAGTCTTTTGATAGATTTCACTACTATAACATATACCTTCGTAGATGGTGAATCAAGGACTGTTTTTAATTTTCCATCTTCATCTGAAATAGATCTTATTTCTGAATTTGATATACTTGAGCTTTCAGGGTCTTCAAATTTAGAAGATAATAAAGATTATCAAATTTATAGGGTCAATCGTGATGGATTTGACCTAGTTCAGTCTATAATTGTATACGGAGGGCCTAAGCAAGTTTCTTCTTTTGGACTTAGGGCCAGAGTATTTAAAAATAACTTAGTGACTTATAATGCCGGCGGGTTTTGCTCGGTATCTCGCCCTAGAATTAATAAAACAAATACTCCAGATATTCAGGTTCTAAATCCGGACTCAGCAACTATTATATCTAGAGGATTTAACCCTACTTCTATCACTGCATCAAGTCATACATTTGATATATCAATAGATGGTGATACTCCAGTAACTATTGACACTTTTGACTCAATGTCTATTGAGCAAAATATTGATACTGTAATGCAGAGAATAAACGATCAGGCCACAGATGGTCATCTTAATTTTCTAGCCTACAAAGTTAGAGTCGCCGGATGCTCGGAAATCGCCCTATCTCACAATGTTCCCAACATTTCTGCGGATACTATAAATAGAACTTTAGAAGTTTCACCTGGTTCATCTGATGATGGAACGACACTACTTGGACTTTCTAACTCCATGGGAGTAGTTCTAGAAGGTCTTTCTGGAAACTCCCTTGCTCTCAATGGTCTGATACTATCGAGCTTTGGACTTATAAAGAGCTATACAAGCTCTGATGTTGCTATCATAACTGGAACTGGCAATATTACATTGATCAACGGAACTATGCGCGACGCCGATATTCGGGTGGGAGATTTAGTCGTTATTACTGGTTCGACAGTATTTACTGATGATGGCAGCTACAGAATATCTTCGGTTACCTCCTCTACTGCAAGCTTGGAACTAAATAGCTTCGTATTTGGCGGAGCAATGGATGAAAACTCTATAGTTCACATAATCAGATCTTCGGCCAATGTGGGAGAGATGACATTTGAAGAGATAGTATCTACTGATGGTTCAATTATATTCGATACATTTATGACTCAAGAAAAAGATATTCACTTTAAGAAAAGAATGGAAGTTGAAAACTCGATAGCTGGCGGCTCTTTTTTTGGAGTTATATCTGATATCTCCAAAGGATTTATTACTGCGGGTCAGACTGGAACTTTGAATATAAACACTTCCGGTGTAGCAACCCTTATAGGCCCAGATTTTATATCCGGACCTCCAGTCTACGTTGGATCCACAGGAAGATACAATATATTTGGAAGTGATAACCTATCATTTATAACCATTGATATTAAATCATCTTCACTTCCATTAATAAACCAAACGGTTGGGTTATTCGGATTTGATGAAATCAGCTCAGGTAATTATCATTTATGCAGGGGCAGTTTTTCTACTTCGCTAGGAAGAATACTTGGAACATCTAGCTCTCCAGGAATACCATCAGTTGTTGACAAGAGAAGCTCTGGAACTGCGGATGCAACTATAGTCGGAGAATCTTTTATAGAAAGATATATAGAGGGACCCCGTGGAGAAATAAGATCTGATGGTGTAATTAAAGGAATTTTGGTATCTAATGTGTCATATACCGATACTGGTTCTGAAATATTTCAGACCTTTGATGTTGGAGCCGGCGTAGCATATGTTAACGGAATTAGGTATGAATTTCCTGGAATTCAAAACTATAAAATAAAGACAGGACAGTCATTTTTTGTAGTTATGAATGAAAATGGGTGTATTAATGCAGGGCCCGAGATTGCTAATCCATCTAATTTATCTGAAAATATATCACCGTTCTTTAATCAAAATGCTCTTGCCCTTGCCGAAGTCACAAATGATGGTTCTACATCTACAGCGCACGATCTTAGACTTTTTATAGACAATCTTGATCTAAAAATAATTGGAGAAGTCAGAGTATCTCCTGATTCTAGGTTTGGTCATTTTAAAAATATAGCTTCCGCAGTAAACTACTGCAGAAGGTTCTCTAAGATATTCCCGAATATCGAGCGTCCATCAATACTTCTAGAAAATGGTGAACACGTTATAGATGAGACTATTATATTGGATTTTGATATTAAAATTTCCGGAACGGGAAGAAATTCTATAGTTTTAAAATCTGGCTCCATATCGTTAGGCTCAGTATATACTGGCAATGCAGACGCCTCAACTTCAGCATTTCTAATTGGTTCCGATGTCGATACAGAATCTACAAATATTGTTAACGGCGTAACTTTGTCTAATTTCACATATAAGTCTAACTCTACGAACTTAAGTAATGTAGGGGTCGCCATAGCCTTATGCCAGCCCATATCAAAGTCTTCTGTAGATATCTCAAAAAATGCAACCTATGTTTTTAATAATATCAACTTTGTCGGGCCGACCAGTATTGATGGCTTAGTTGCCAACCCTGGCAAGGTTGGTGAGTTCGCATTATTCGTTGGTCAGCATGATTCCGCAACTTTGGCCCCGATATCTAACCTCGAAATGGGTAATATAATGTTTACCAACAACAGCCTGTCTAGAATGGGATTAGAGATCGGTGCAGTCAAAGTTTCAAACTCTGCAAGCAATTTATTTAAGAATATTATAATTTCAAATAATATTTTTCTTGAAGCTGCGCCTAATATATTATCAGCTCCATTTTCCATTCTAGAGTATCCGAGTCTTACATCAACTCAGGATGTTATAGAAAATTCTAATGTAACTAGAGCCTCATAATGGAGATACTTTGTCCGCAGATAAGAAAGAGAAAAGCGCAATTGACGCTATATATGAAATATTAGATGAAATAGCTCAAATAAAAAGCTATATCACCGTTATAAATAATGATATTAAAACATTATCAAACAAGGTAAGCAAGTTATCAAAGAGTGATTCGGAGACTTCAGCTAAAGCCGAATTGCCCGGCGTCCCTACCGCTCAAGCGCCGAATCTTAAACCAACCCATATTGTTAAGATATTTGGGAAAGTTGTAAATCAGCGAAAATCACCAATGAAGGGCGTTAATATTAAAGTATTTAGCCCCAAAGGTGAAGAGCTAAAGTCTAGAGAAACTGATGACGAAGGATACTGGGAGGCCAGGGTGCCTCCCGGAGTGTACTCAGTAGAATTAAATGCGAGCCATATTAATTCTAAGTTTAGACCTATAAATAAGAATATTACTGTAGAAGAATATATGACAGAGCTAGAGGTAAAATAATGTTTTCAATTAAGATATTAAATCAAAAAAATAAAACCGCAGAATCAATTAGAACAATCAAAAATATTGTATCGTTCGTTTTAGAAAAAGTCGCTCTCGGAAAGGTAAGTGTGCTGTCTGATGATCTAGGAACTGAGATTGTTACCGGCGTAGAAGACGTTAAAAAAGACGGCGTGGTAATTGAATTAATGATAAAGAAATATATTGTTATTAATAATGAAGACTTTAGTGATAGAGAATCTTTAAACAAACATCTCACGAAAATAAAACATTTTTGTGAGCAGGCCAAAGAGATAGAAGATTTAAAGTATTTGCCTATCAATATGAGGTAATTTATGCCAATAGATAATCAGCAACTTCCAGGTACCGGATTTAATGCCGACCATAGAGTATTCTCTAATTTTTTTGCTGATAATCAAATCATACAGAACGTATCTATTGTTCAGCCTAAAAATCTTCTTATTGATATATTAAGATTGCATTTTAAACGTGATAATATATTTACGTATAGAGATGATGAGTATGGATTTCCGCTAACTCCAGATATAACAGATATGGATGTTGATAGCCCTAATACAACTAAAATTTTAATATCCGATGTTTTTAGAAAAGAAATTAAATTTTACCCGTCAATAACTGTGAAAACAGGAAGCGGGTCCTATAACCCGCTTTCTTTTAACCAAAATGGAACTATTAAATATAGAAAAGATTTTATAGATACAAAATTTGGTGGAAGAAAAGAAATTAGAACACCAACACACCGCGTTTACGCTGGTGCTTGGGACATGAATTTTGAAGTCACCGTTTATTGCGAAAGTCATGCTGAGCTAGAAGAGATAGTCGAAATAGTTAAGATGATTTTGCAATATGTCTCCTTTAATGAGCTAAGAGCAAATGGTCTTTTTATAAAAACATTAAGTGTCAGCGGAGAAAATGCAGAGTCTTATGCTAATGATTACGTATTTAGTCAAACCATAAGCATCTCTACTAGATCCGAATGGCGAGTTGAGATTCCTCTAGAAAATGTAATCGAAAAAATTGTCTTTTATTTTGATGTCAAAAGAACGCCTATTCCCGGTGAAAACAAAGAAGCAAGTTTACAGGCCCTCAGATTTGATGATTACATAGAAATGGCGGAAATAAAGCTGTAATTTTAAACTACTAATATAATAAATTAAAATGATCATTTTACTAAGTAAAATATGGAGGAATTAAATGGCTTCAATCCCCGGAATATCAGGGTTCGTTCAGCCTGGCGTATTTGCTAGAGACAGAGTTATATCTAGGGGAGTATCAATCCCTGGTGGGCTCAGAATCCCATGTATAATGGGTGAAGGTCTAAGAGAGGAAACTATCGTTGAAGCCGCCCTTGGTGATGGCCGAGATGGTAATCCTGCGTGCAGCCCTACGGGATTGCCACTCGGAAGATTCTTTTCTCTTCAGAATTCCCCAGTAATCAGTGGAAGAGCGGAGCTCTATCTTAATGGAAATCAGCTTCGTGGTATTGAGATGCCGATAGATGAAAGTCCATTTGATGGAGAATTTGGCTTCAGAATAGATCCTGAAACTGGATGCATAGAGCTTCAAAGAGCTGTAGTTATGGATCAGGATGGTCGCAGATTTTCTGCAAGCACTCTCAATGTTGGAAACGGAGTCATCGTTGACGGAACTTGTGGAACTTTCGACTTAGTATCAGTAATAGATGAAAATGCGCCAAACGAACGATGGACCGTTCGTGCCGTTAGTGTTATTAGGGACACTCTCGGTAATCCAATTCCGGGACTTACTACGTTTACTGTATCTGGTTCTGTATCCGGGTCTATTAAGACAGCTAACGGTCAGCCAATTCTCTTTAGAGATTCTTATTACACAGGAACTCAGGGTGCCACTTCGGGAACCCAGGTTGCCTGTGATGATGGATTTGTTGTTGCAAGCAGTGACGACTTCGGATCTGGCTCTGCGGTCGCCTTATCAGGAGATTTAACCCCCCTAACCACAAGAACTTTTGAATTCTCCGGCAACTTGATTGTGCAGGGTCAGGCAGTTGTTGGCGATGAGCTTTGCGTTGATGGATATATTGGAATAGAAATTGAAAATATAGAGTACGACTCTGGAACCGATATCACAACCTTAACTTTGGTTACTGACAGCCTCGATGTTGGAATCACTAGTTCTACCTGGGAAATTAAGGCAACCAATCTATTCATAGATGATCCATCCATTCTTCATGATGGTGTTACTGGTGCTCCTGCTACCGCTGGTTCTTTTAATAGCTCCTCGCTAGGAAGAGTTTTAATGATATGTGGTGGTGCCTCTTCGGGTCTTTATAGAATTGATAGAGTTACATCTTCAAGAAGAATTAGAATATCTTCACTTGAGGATTCCCAATTAGGCCTTCCTAGCATGATAGATGATGATCTTGATGGTCTCGCCGAAACAGGTCTTCAGTTTCACATACTTGAAACCAATGGCGTCATTTTGTTCGGAATTAGAACCGGAACTGTACCATTTTCTGTCGGAGATAAGTTCTTTGTAGATGTTCGCTCCGGCGTTCTAAAGAGAAATGATAGACTAGAGGCCAGATATATTGCCGTAAGTGATATTAATGACCCCGAGCTATTTGATAGCGCCTCTGATCTTCAGGTTAAGCACGGAAGAGAGAGCCTTACTAATACCCTATCTCTTGGCGCTAGAATGTGCTATGAAAACCAGGCCGCAGCAGTATTAGCAGTTCAGTGTAAGCCAGCTATTGCAAGAAGAACTAGCTCGACTCTGGTTGGAGAGGTTAACTCTCTAGGTATTGGTGGATTTAGAGCATGTGGCGGAATAGCATCAGACTGTGAGCCTGATGACTTACTATTTCCGATTAGGCGTCCACTATTTGGACTTCAGAATGGAAGGCCGGACTTAGACACCCAGGTTAACATTTTTGTAATTAGAGGCGGCAGAGAAACTCAAATCTTCCCTAACAAGATCTCTTTTTATAATCCTCAGATTGAAAGCCCAGCTGGACAAACCAGCTTTATATCTAGCCCTGATACAACCTATTCATACACAATTGTAAATACTGATACTAGAATTATAGGTCAAGGTGTATCGGGCCAGCTTTTCGCCGCAACATCAACATTCTCAAGCTCCGAAATTGATTTCGATGCAGACGATGTTGGCAAGGTTATCGTTGTTCAGTCGCTAGTTACTCCTAGTGACGCCGTACTTACCACATCAGATGATATCAGCACCCATCTTTTTGGTAATATTCTGGTTGGAGTAGAGCTAGTAATTTCAGATGTTCTTTCTGATAACACAGTAGAAGTTGCCGGAAATATAGTCGCTCTACCAAGTATCATCGCCAACGCAAGTTCTGTTCAGTTCTTCGTTAAGGATTTGTCTGATACTACTAACCGTAAATCGGCACTACTTCTTCACAGAAGTCTAGTTTCCAGTGGAACTCTAAGAGAGGGTGATGGAATTAGAATTTCTTACATTGACGAAGTTGACGCAGATTTCTTTGATACCAACTGGTTCGAAGCATTTGAGGCTCTTGAGGCGGAAGATTGTCAGATTGTAGTTCCGCTTCCGATTCAAAACCGTGGTGGAATCTTTAGAGCTGCGATTCAGCATGTTGAGACCATGAGTACTATTGCAATTCAGAAAGAAAGAGTTGCTATGTTTGGCGCTCAGCAAGGTCTAACTACCGATGCTCTACTTGGACTTAGAGAAGTCGCAATAGAGGATATAGGAGTGTTAGAGGGAATTCAGGGTAATGACCCAGAGGAAGTTCTTGATGGCAACACTGAAGACCTCCAGGATTACAAGCTGGATAATAACTTTACCAGCAATAGGGCAGTCTATTTCTACCCTGACAGAATTGTAAGGCCTATAGCCGGAACAAACACCTTTATAGACGGATTCTATATGGCCGCAGCTGCTGCCGGATGGTTATCTCAGTCACAGAATGTTGCAGTTCCTTTGACCAAGAAAACTCTAAGTGGATTCTCAATTCTTCGTGATAGAAAGTTCAGGCCAGCGCTTCTTAATCAGCTTGGTGCAGTTGGAGCAACTGTTGTTGAGCCGGTCATTGGAGGAGGCAGGGTTCTTGCTGGTAGAACTACCAGCAGAACTGGATTCATTGAAGATGAAGAAATTTCAATAATCTTTATTAGAGACGCAGTGAAGGAAGCTCTTCGCCAAGGAATGTCACCATTCGTAGGAACAGTTGAGGACAACAACGTTCAGGGCCTTATGACAGCTAGAGTTGCAGGAATAATGGCTTCGCTAGTTTCCCAGGGTCTTGTCACCCAATACGACTCAATTAGGGTTCGTAGAGATAAGTTTGATCCAAGACAGTGGAATGTATTCCTAAGGTTCCAGCCAGCATACCCCATAAACTACGTGTTTATAGATATTGAGGTTGGCGTACTCTAATCAGTTAGAGAGAAACAAAAGCTTCGGATGGAAAACATCCGAGGCTTTATTCTTAAGTTAGATAAAAGTAAAACTTTCGTGAATTACTAGACTTCTTATCTTATACTTTCTATTTATATTATAAATATTATTGATATAGCCGTAACAAATTTTCGGCATACCTGGAGATACCATGGCTACATACCCTAGAACCGGCTCTATCCTGGACAGCACCACAAGAACAGCTCTGAGCACCCAGATTATTGTCATGGTTGATAATGAGCCAGTTGGCGCTATTCAGTCTTTTCAGGAAACCCAGAGAAGAAACAATAGTAGAATTACAGAAGTTGGAACAGATGGAACAATCGAGATTGTCCCAAATCAAGCCGCTGATTTCAGCATCAGTGTCGAAAGAATCGTCTATGATGGACTAAGCGTGACAGAGGCCTTCTCAAGAGGTTTTAGAAATATTCAGGCTCAAAGAATTCCATTTGATATAGTTATTATCGACCAGTATACCGGAACTGATGATGACGCTGTAATTACAACTTATAGAGGCTGCTGGTTTAATAGCATCGGCAAGACTTACAGCTCCTCTGACTATGTTATCAGCGAGAATGTATCCATAGATGTTGAAAATGTAAGCACCATGAGGGGCGGAGAGGCAGTCGCACTTAGCCAGGGAACCGGAGGAAGTCGTCAGATATCTGGTCAGGTTGACTCCGTTGAGCTTCTGGCGGACTCCGGCGCTCGCAGAGGCGCTCTAGACTTCCCAGGCCTGATTAGTGCAGCTTTCTAATTATCACTGATATATAAAGTAAAACCCCGGACCTTTGTTCGGGGTTTTTTTATTTAACATTCTAACCTATAACTATTTAAATAAAAAAGTATAACTATTTTAGTTTCTGTTACTTTTTTATATATAGCTAGAGGTTTTGATGCATACTCTTGATATTTTAAAGAATGATAAAGAACTATGGAGGGAACTAGAAATAGTTCCGGCTAAGTGTAGTTTCTGTAATCAAACTTTTGAAATAAAACACGGCACTCTTTATAATATAATTAGAAGAGAGGCTGACGGCATTTATTGCTCCAGAAAATGTTCTGGAGCCGCTCGGGCAAGAAGCACTCAAGAAAAATTTGTTTCAGATGGCGGAAAGAAATGCAAAAGATGTGATGAGTTTAAGAGTCTAGAAAATTTCTCATCACTACCAAACCCTCCATATTATCGATCCGAGTGTAAGCGCTGCCATAATTATAAGCCGGCGAGACATTATTTAATATATAAGGAAAAATCTTCGCGCCAGGGTATGAAGTTTAACCTTTCTATGGATGACTTTTTAAGCTTCGATGGCCAGCCTTGTAATTACTGCGGAGAGGAACTAAAAAGCATAAGGCTGGAACTTTTAAACAATCATAATGGGTATTTGTTAGAAAATTTGGTATCATGTTGTAGAAGCTGTCAGAAGTTTAAAAATGGGCTTGATCACGACGAGTTCATATCTTTATGTAAAAAAGTATTGAAAATAAAAAATAATGTGAGGAATTTATGAGCAGAAGAAATAGAAGCAATGTAGAGCAGGGTGGGCGAGATTCAAATGTAGCTGATAAGATCAAGGCAATAAACAATATGTCGCCTCAGATGAATGACTTACTTGACAAAGTTAGGGAGCTGAACGAGTCAGATGCCGAGCAAAAACCAGCCAAGCCCGCATCCAGAAGCATTAAGGAGCTAATTCTTTTCGGAAGAGTTTCCAGGACAGTTCAAATGGGTGACTATAGTTTTTTCATGACTACTCTTAATAATAAAGAGCAGAAGCGATTGGTTAGAAGCCTTACCGACTTAGAGCAGAGTGATAGACTTCTTAATGTAAAGACTTACACTCTATCTTTTGTTGTTAAGTCGATTAACGAAACTAAACTAGAAGACATTTATGAATACGATGATGATGAAGATGATATGACCACCGAAGAAGTAAGGAGGGCGGTAATAGATAACCTTCCTTATGCCCTAGTTACAGAGCTCTTTGAAGTTTATGATGAGATGGCTAAAGAATCAATGGATCTGGTCAAGCCTGAAAAAATGGGGGACGAAATAAAAAACTAATTCAGGAGCCTGAGTTCTGGCTCCGCTGGGAACTATGTAAGATTTGGCAATGCCGAATCGATGATTCGATCTTCAATAAAGTGACTATTCCTCAGTGGAATTTTTATTCAGAAATGATAACCCAAGATCGAAAAAGAGAACTCGACAGAGAAATAGCAATGACAGAATATCTTGCATCATTCTGGAATCCCGAAGCTGTAGCTAAGGCCAAGGAGATGAGGGAATCTAGAGGCCTTCATGCATTTAAGGATGATGTCGAATTTGAAAAGTCTATTTTGACAGGAGAATATAAGAATAATAAATATATAGATGCTATTAGAAAATTGAAAGATGCAGAAAGCATTGGGCCTATAGCTAAAAAGCGTGGGACTGATGGAAAAACTAATCTACCAGATGACCTATCTAGCATAAACTACACCAGGGAGAGCTTTGATAAATAATGGGAATCATAGAAGACCAACTTAAAGAAATTAATAAAGCTATCGAAGGGGCTTCCAAGTCACTAGATGATCTTAATAGAAAAGCGCTAGACGGTGGCGTTGGTTTTATTGAGATTGCCTCCTCAATTAGATCTGCAACATCTGCAACAACCGGATTTGTATCTAAATTGGGTGAGCTCGGCTCTAAGATGACCCTTGGGCTCGATCTTGGTGTAATCTCTGGATCGCTTGGTTTCTTATCCAACACTATGAATACTGTAATTAATTCCTCAATCGAAGCCGCTCTGGTGATGGACACTTTCGGTAAGGGAATTGACTCCGTTACTGGATACTCAAGAGCTCTAAATTCAACTATGTATAAAACTGTAGCAAGCTTTGGAGAGGGTTACGAGTCGGCAAAGCAGTATGCTGAGTATATGATTAGTAGTGCAACTAAATTTGCTACCGCAGAATTTGGCTTTATGACACCTGGAGACAGAATCAAGGCATTAGAGTCTATGTCTGCTGCCGGTATTTCACTCGGCAACATATCTTCTGTAGTTGAAACGGCCGCAGGAAAGATGGATCTTCTTAATGTTGCATTTCTGCAATCTAAAGCTCTAGGTATGGAACTTAGCACCTATTCTAAAATACTATCTGATTCCATTATGAGGCAGGGATTAACAACGCAGCAGGCTGCAGAGCAAATGTCTATGTTCGGAGATATATCTCAAAATACCGGACTTAGAGTTGATAGAGTTGCGGAAGGACTTCAGAGTACAGCTAATAATTTCTCTAAACTCGGACTAAGTGCTGCATTCGGAAAGCCGATCCTTGAAGGATTCTCGTCTACACTTTCTGGAATGGGAATGGGCTTAGAGAATGCTATCGATCTATCCGGAACTCTTAGCTCGGCATTAGTTGGTTTAACTTCTAATTATTCAGCTGCATATTTGACCTTCCAGAAGGGCGGACTAGATATGGGTGGCGGTAGCGGAGCCCTGGGTGCCGGTATAGGGCTTCGTGCTAAGATGGCTGACTCAACACCCGAAGATCAGGGAAAAATTGGTATGGAGTTAGCCAAGGGTATGAGGGATACTCTAGCTTCATTTACAGGTGGTCAAACCGTTACAGTTCAGCAGGCCGCCGAAGACCCAAAACTCCAAGCTGCATTCTTCACTCAGACTAAATTACTAGAGCAGCTATATGGTATTCAAGATGCCGGTGCCCAAGATAGAACTCTAGATTTACTTTCTCAGATAGACACAGCCATGAAAAGCGGAGACATGGAGCTGGCCGAATCTCTAGGAAAAGATCTTCAGGAAGCAGGAAAG